CCAACCTCACCCGCGAAATCATCATCGCTCATTCCATCGAGCCTAACAACGACGGCCGTGCAGCTGAGTTTGGCTTTTCCAAGGACTTCGCCTATCGCGAAGCCTACTGGGTTTGGGGCGGCTCCACTAGCCCCCAGGGCGGTGTCAATCTACCGCCGACCTTCCTTCGTCGAGCCGGCTACTATGAAAAGATGGCCATCATCGGCCGCTGGGACTTAGTGTCCAACGACGCCTACGGCCGATCACCCGCCATGGACGGCCTCCCCGACCAAAAGCAAATTCAACTCGAGACCAGACGCAAAGCCCAAGCCATCGACAAGATGGTCAACCCTCCGCTGGTGGCCGACGTCCAACTCAAGAACCAACCCGCCAACCTCACTCCCGGTGGTATAACCTATGTCTCAGGCTTCTCCCAGGGCGGCAAGCCTGGGTTTGCCAGTGTCTATGAATCGAAGTTCCCAGTCCAAGAAATCACTGCCGACCTCGAGATGGTCAAGCAGCGATTGAGTCAGGTTTTCTTCAATGACATCCTCCGAGTTGCCAGCCAATATGAAACTCGCAGCAATGTTACCGCAGTCGAGTGGGACCTCCGTAAGTCGGAATCCCTCGTTATGCTCGGTCCGGTCCTCGAACGAATCGATGACGAGGTCCTTAAACCCATCGTCGAACGAGTCTTCGCTATCGCTAACCGAGCCGGAATCCTTCCCCCACCTCCACCAGAAATCCAGGGCCATATGCTAAACATCGAGTTCGTCTCGATGCTCGCCCAAGCCCAGAAGGCCACAGCAGCTGCTGGCATCGAGAGGCTACTCCAGTTGACCGGCGGCTTGGTTGGAGTAAAGCCTGAAGTCATGGATAACATCGACACCGACGAAGCCATTGATCAATACTCTAGCCTACTCAATAATAGTCCGAAGATCATCCGCAGCCCCGAGGAACTCGCGCAGATCCGCCAACAACGTGCTCAGCAACAGCAACAAGCCCAACAAGCCCAGATCGCTCAGCAACTCTCTCAAGGTGCCAAGAACCTCTCTGGCACCGACGTTGGTGGTGGCCAGAACGCCCTCCAGGCCATGCTGGGTCAAGGCGGAGGCCAAGGACAATGACAGACCTAGTCTCTAGTTGCATCGTCATTGCCATTCTAATCGCCATCGGTCTCATAATAACCAACTGGGATCCAGACTAATGTCAAACGTCATCGGCCTTAATGGAATAACACCGCCCGAACCCAACGGGGCAAATCCAGACATTGTCGAGATTCTTGAGCAGCAGCTTGATAAAGCTCGCTCTGGTGATCTGCAAGCCATAGGTATAATAACTGTACACCGTGATGACTGCGTCTTTACATTGAGCCGTGGCTATGGCAAGAAACATATTCTTGTTGCTGGCTGCGAATATCTTAAACACGATTTGTGTGCACAATAATGTACGACGCCTCCAACCGCAAAGACATCCGCGAAGCCGAGAAAGCCGCTGCACGTATCGAGCGTGACCGAATCGAATTCCTCACAGCCGCCCTCAGCACTGTCCAGGGTAGGACGTGGTTCTATCACTTCCTCGAAGACAGCCATCTGTTCTCGGATCCATTCTCCGGCGACCCCTATCGGGAAGCCTATCTCAAAGGCGAACGCAACGTCGGGCTCCGTATCTTCGCCGAAATCTCCCAGCACTGCCCCAACCAGTACATTCAAATGATAAAGGAAGCCAATGAACGACTCAATCACGCAGCCGCCCGCAGCGAATACCGAAGCGGCCAGAACTCCAGACGGGACCTTGAAGGACGCAGCGCCGCCGGTGACCCAGACCCAGACGGAGCCGAACCCGAGTTCAACCTCTACGAACCTGAGCCAACCCAATGACACAACCACTCAACCCACCGGCGGCGCCCCAGACAAATACGACTTCAAGCCTCCGCAGGGTGCAGCGCTTGATGACACCGTCATCGCCGCCGCCACTCCCATCTTCCGAGAACTTGGTCTCTCACAAGCTGCTGCCGACAAACTTGTCGACTTTTACAACCAGCAAATGAAAGCGGTCGCTGACACCGGCGCCAAGGCTGTCCTAGCCATGCGCGAGAAGTGGGTCACCGAGGTTCGGTCCGATCCCGAAATGGGCGGTAAGCTTGAATCCATCAAGGCTGATGTTGGCCGCGCCCTAGATACTCTAAACGACGCCAAGCTCATTCAAGATTTCAAAACAGCTATGGACCTAACCGGTGCTGGTGACAATCCAGCCTTCGTCAAGGCCTTTTGGAAACTATCACAGCGAGTCATCGAGGGCAAACCTGTCACTGGTGGCAGCCCGAGCCCCCATGGTCAAGTTGCCAGTGGTCAAACTCACCGGCCAACCCTTGCGCAGGCCATGTATCCGTCGCTGGCTAGAACCGACCAGTAATCAAATCTGCATCCACTCACCACCCAGGCCCCGTTGTGGGATGAACGGCAACCGCCCAGACTGGATATGAGCCGAACCAGTATACTCCCAATGAAAGGACAAACCTAATGGCTACCCTAAATATCGGCTCAACCGCTCTCACGTACGGTGATTGGGCCAAACGCATGGACGACGGCTACCGCGTCGCCTCCATCATCGAACTCCTCTCTCAGACCAACGAAATCCTTGACGATATGCTCGTCATGGAAGGCAACCTCCCTACCGGTCATAAGACCACCGTCCGCACCGGCCTTATTCAGGGCACGTGGCGCTTGCTCAACACCGGCGTCCCGAATGCCAAGTCGACCACGGCGCAGATTGTCGATACCTGCGGCAACCTCGAGACCTATGCGGTTATCGACAAGGACATTGCCGATCTCAATGGCAATACCCCGGAGTTTCGACTCTCTGAGGTTAAGGCTTTCCTCGAAGGTATGTCCCAACAGGTTGCCTCGACCCTGATCTACGGCAACCAGGGTGTGAACCCTGAACGCTTTACTGGTTTTGCTCCTCGATACAGCACGAAGAACACTTCCAACTCCCAAACCGCCAATAACGTTCTCGATGGCGGTGGCACCTCTTCCACCAACACCTCGATCTGGATCGCCACGTGGGGCAACGACACTCTCCACGGCACCTTCCCCAAGGGCAAGATCACCGGTCTCCAGCACCGCGACATGGGTGAATGGCCGGTCTCAGACGCCTCGGGCAACACCTATCAAGCCTATCGCGATCACTTCAAATGGGAAATCGGCCTGGTTCTCCGCGACTGGCGCTACGTCGTCCGCATCGCCAACATCGATGTGACCCAACTAACCGGTGTCTCGGCGGCGAACCTGATCAACCTCCTAGTCCGCGGCCTCTATCGCCTGCCCACCGCCCCAGCCGCTGCCACCTCGATCCAGACCTCCGACACTCCTGAGGTCCGCGCCAACATGGGCCGGGTTGCTATCTATTGCAACCGAGTGGTCCGGACCTATTTGGACCTACAGGCAATGAACAAAACTAATGTGCTGTTGAGGTTGGAGGAATTTGATGGTAAGGTGGTAACTACGTTCCGCGGCCAAGTCGTCCGCACGGTGGACGCCATCCTCAATAACGAAGCTCAAGTGGTTTAAGGAGAACCCACAATGATCATCGACGGACTGCTTCTCTTCACCGGCACTTCTAACGGCTCAACCGGCGGCGTGGGTTTCGGCACCTACACCGACCTTCCCACCTCCGGCACGACCTACTCGGCCAACGTCCTTGACCTTGGCATGGCCGGTCTCCCCGCCTCCTCAGGCACCAACGCAACCGGTGCTGGTGGTGGCGCACGCGACATCGGTGTGGGCGACGACCCTGCCCTCAAGGTTCTGGTCGACGTCACCGTCGCCTTCAACACCCTCACCAGCATCCAGATCATCCTGCAGGGTACCCACGACAACGGCAGCGGCGCCCCCTACGCCACCGACTGGACTACCATGGTCTCCGGTCCAGTCATTGCTCTTGCCAATCTAGTGGTCGGCGCTCGACTCCTTGACTGCGACGTGCCTCGTCCAGCCACCGGTCAAGCTATGCCCCGCTATCTACGTCTCGGTTACGTGGTCGTGGGCTCAGCCAACACTGCCGGCCTCGTCAATGGCGCCCTCGTCATCGACCGCTTCGACCAGGTTGGCTCACAGGGTCCATACCTCTCCGGCTACCAAGCCGGTATCACTGTCGCCAACTAAGGAGCCCAGCGCCATGAAGAAACTTCTTCTCACTTCGGCGCTGATGCTGGGGCTCGCTGCCCCAGCATTCGCCCAGGTCAATACTGTTCAACAGGTTGGCCTTACTACCGGCTACCTGCCCAAGGTCACTTATTCATCTTCGTTCTTCGGTCTTGTCCCACCTGCTTCGGCCACTGACGTTCTCTGTATTGCAGCCTCCTCAACCAAGACGGTTCGTGTTGACCGCCTTGTAATTGGTGGTTCTGGCACGGCTGTTTCTCTACCGATTCAAGTCGTCCGCCGAGTCTCGCTTGACACTGGTGGTACCATCGGCACCACCACCGCCAACCCTGGCATCACCACACAGATCGCTTCTCGTGACACCGGCCTCGCCACCAATGCCTCCGCTACAGCAGCGTTGGTTTCCTACACTGCGGTCCCCACCATCAACGACTCGTCGCCTGTCTATGTTGACTCTGCTATGTTAGGCGTGGTCGCCACTACGGTTGGTGCCCCCACTCCCATGACCGTCTTCGACTGGAGCCGAGATATTGAAAACAATATACAGGTGCCGACCTTAGTCAAGGGTTCCACCCAGCAACTCTGCGTCAACTTTGGTGCTGTATCTACCACCGCATCTCTCAACGGTCAAATCACCTGGACGGAGGAATAACCACATGGCGCGTTGGAAACTAGTCGAAGCCCACTATCTCCAGACCGTGGACCCGGTGGAATGGGAATACTCCGAAGTTAACCGCTCCACCGGCAAACAGGTTCGCAAGCGATTCCATGTTCCCCGCTTGCTCGACCCCAAGGACCCCAGCGACTGGACTACCCGCTGGGGTGATCGGGATAATTCAGACGGCGAAGTCATCGTCTGCCTTCCTGGCAAGGGCGAGAAGTCCGACATCGAGTTCCTCGGCGATCCCACTCCCGGTATGTCCCCGATCGACGACGAAGCCATTGAGATCTCCAAATCTTTCGAAGCCCAATGGTCCTACAAACCTGAAACAGCCGAGGTCACCTACTCGCAGTCCCTCGTCGATAAGTTCGAGGCTGAGAAGTCGGACCTTGAGGCTAAACCCTCCACGGTCCAGGTCGAAGGTCTCAGCGATCTAGTCGCCGCCATCGCCGCCCAATCCAAGGCAATGGCCGACCTCCTCACCCAGCGAAGGGTCTAACCCATGGCCACCACCTCTGGTTTCAGTGCATCTCCAATCGGCCCCACCTCAGGCGGAAAGGTTTATGCATTCAACAATCTAACCACCTCCCCGCAGGTGGTGGCCCCTGCCGATCAATACCGTACACAGATCACCTTCGACAATCCGGGTACGGTGGATGTCTTTGTGGCACCGAGTTTGGTGCAAGCGAATAACTTGATCCCCACTTCAATCACCAATTCCACCTTGACTCCAACCACCTCGGCCCTCGGTGGCTGCTATCGCATCTACGCCAACGGTGGCACACGTACCTTCACCGGCGAATGCCAAGGCCAATGGCAATCCTTCGCTGCATCCGCGACTGGCAACCCTCTAACGGTGACTGACAGCCATGTGTGATCTCAAGAAACTCATCGTTCTCGGCGCATTGCTCCTCGCCACACCGGTCGCCGCACAGACCTGCCCCACCCGTCCGGTTGGCGACAACTCCAACGCCTGCGCCAGCACGGCGTTTGTAAATCAAAATACCATTAATAGCCTCCCAAATCCGCTGAATATTGGCGGCAACGCCATGACGTTCCCCGGTGCTCCGGCGACGCTGCTTTATAATGGAGGCCCTGGATTTACTCAAACAGGTGTTATTGAGTCTAGTAATTTGCTGCGTCCAATAACGACCGATTTTGTACCTGGGAGTGTCGGTAGTTTTCTCAACATTCTTATGGGAGCGTCGACTGGCAATACCTACGCAGAAATTCAAGCTTATACGGGCGGCGGGGTGAGCGCCGGAAACCTTCTTCTCAATCCCATTGCCGGCAATGTAGGCATTGGACCGGGGGCTACGTCACCTACTGCGGAATTGATGATTGGGCCGCCAACTAATTCAACTACGCAAGGTCTCGCAATCTCACAAACTGGCCCAACCGCAGGGTCTTATGCAACTCCTGTTTATCTGAATCAAACATTTGCCACGTTCGGTGCGGCCGTGACGGGGATAACCCCAATCCTCGCGATGGAGCAAAAGACGCTGACAATTGGAGCAGGGTATTCTGGTACGGAAGCCTTCACACTATCGGTCGGCATCGTCACTAGCGCCGCGACGACGACGACGAGCGACCTTGACGCAATCTCTTCTGGTGTTGATCAAGAGTATACCGGATTAAGCCGACTATACGGCACTACGGCTGCCGTCACAGTCGGAGCGGCCGGATCAGCCCCAGATATGATCGGTTTTGAGATTGGAATGTCCCAGAACAACGCAACAACAAGCGCTGTTCCGCGCCGTTATGGGTTGAATATTGACGATTACGGCATCTATCAAGCAGGAACGCTCGACACGGCAATCTCAGTTCAGTGTGGTGGCGCGAGCACCGGGTGCTGGAAACATCTTATCTCTTTGACTACCGAAGGCGGGACTTTGTTTCATGCCCTCGATCCGTCTGCTGACATAGTATACTCGGAAAGCACGGCGACGATAGCCAATGTGTTGAACTTGGCAAACGTCACTGTGACAGGCGACATTCTCAACTTCCCGCACGTCACGCTGACTGGCGCTGGTACATTGACGCTTAATGGTATGATCAATGTTACCAGTACCTCGCCGGAAATCAATCTTAATATGGCAGCATCGACGCAATCTGCTGCATTCGTCTCAACTATGGCTGGCAACAATAGATGGGACTTTTTACTTGGTAACGGCACTGCGGAAAGCGGTGGCAACGCGGGTTCTGATTATCAGCTAAATGCCTTCAGCGACGCTGGGTCATTTATTGGCGATTGGTTACTAATCCTCCGCTCTAATGGTGCGGCCACATTCGGGTCAACGGTGGCTTCAATCAGCACGACGACGGGCGGCATCATTGATAATGGCGGCCTCGGTGTCGCGGGGTCTGGTTACTTTGGAGGCGTGGTTGCGACGGCCGGTTATGCCATTGCATCCCTGCCTTCGTGTGCAGCGGGAACGAGAGGTGCGCGGGCCTACATCACTAATGGACAGACGACGCCGACGTTCCTCGGAACGGTTTCGACGACGGGAGCGGTGATCGCCCCCGTGTTTTGCAACGGAACGAGTTGGCTCTATGGGATGCTTGATATCCCAGCCAGCGATAATCTCGTCAATATGGAGAGGGCCGTATGATGAAGCGAATTGTGATTCTGACTGCGTTGGTTGCCAGCCCTGCATTTGCACAGCAAATGGCGACTGACCCCATTGCCGTAACCTACGCACAGTTGCTCAGCGAGGCGAACGGCCGTGTCGTGGGACTCTCGGCGGAGGTCGCTAAGAAGGAGCTGATTAACGCTGATTTGCAAAAACAACTTGATGCCATTAAACCAAAGGACAAACCTGATGCCAAGTAAATCCCCATCCCAAGCCCGCCTCATGGCCGCGGCCGCCCACACCAAAGGCGGCTTCGGTGGTGTGTCCGAAAAGGTCGGTAAGGAATTCAACATAGCCGACAAAGGCAAAGGCATGATCAAACTCAAGAAGAAAGGTAAATAACCGTGACCGATGAGGAGCTTCAGATACTCAAAAACATCGCTAGGGACATCGCCCAAATCCGATCGTCCTTGATCCAATCCAACAATGCCGAGGCCGATGCTGAGTCTGAGGTTCCCGAAAAGATTCGCCGATTTGCTATGTACATGCACGACATCCATGACATGCTTAACTTCTACCGCGAAGGCGGCCACGAAGCTCCACCCCATGTCAAAGCAGAAGCTGAGCGATGCGATGACCGCCTTCGCCATTTGTTGGAGGATCTCAACACCGACACCGGCGCATTCGAACGAGTTCGTCAAGAAATGACCCAGCGCTCAGGCAATCGCTGGCCATTGAATCGGCAGTTGCCCAAGACCGGAGAATGAAATGAAACAGGGAACCGCGAATCAACACATTGTCGATGGGGCCAAGGCTGTTGCGCCAAAGTCCAAATCGGTCAGCCTAGCCGCTGTGTCCGACCTTGGTGCGCATCAGGTACGAACCAAATCTGTCAAACTCTACGATGGCCGTGGCTATGAAGCCCCGGTAGCCAATCGCCAGAACCACCCCCGAGGCAGTCAAGGAAAACACTAGGAGAATTACAATGGATATCAACGCACTACTCACTTTGCTTACACTTTCCGAAAAACTCCAGGGCCATCCTCGGCTGTCTGGCATGAAGACTCTTGTTGATGAACAGATCAACAAGATGCAGATCGACTCTGATGAAGAAGTTAAGCGATTGTATGCTGATCGTAAGGCTTATCAAGACAAGATCGCTGCTGAGCAGGCAGCTATCGTGCAGGGTCAGACCGTAACGCAGCGTGCAGTTGGTGCGCATGAACGTGTCGACCAAGTTGAGTTCGACAAGCAGCAAGCCGAACGTGACGCTGCGACCATCTCCGAAGCGGATAAGTTTGCTGCTGACCAGCCCAAGACTGACGCTGAGGCTCGGGTGTTGGCAGAGCAGAATGTTAATCCCGGCACTGGTCCTCGGGCCATTCCCGCCAGTCCCGCTATTGAACCATTCGCCCCGCCGGAAGGCTCATCGAAGTGGCTTGAGGAACGTAATGCGAACTCGACGTTCAACAACAACCCAGTCCCGGCTCCGTATGCTCCTCAGACTGAGTCCCCACTTATAGGCACTCCCGTCTCGCCCAGCACCACTCCTAACAGCACTCCCACCGGTAGGAGAATCTAATGGCGAAAGATATTCTTTCTGAATATGGCCCCGAGTCCAAACCCGGCGACAAGCGAGCTACCTCTGGCGGTGTTAAGGAAGTTAAGGAACTTCCATATTCGCCGCCAGTGGGTCCCAAGAACAAAACCGACGTTGGCGCTAGCGGTACCAACCACGGTTGTTGTGGAACTCAGGGAAAGCACTAAGCTATGACCACCCTCACGGACATTGCGAATCGCGCACTACAGGTCCCCGGCACACGCACGTCCGTAACTGACGCTGAACTTGCTGGAAATCTAACAAACGAGGCTTTGCAACTAAACCTCTGCATGACCAACATTCGCCGGCGCTTGCTGCGAATGGCACCGTGGAATTGTTCAGTCAAAGCAGCGAATCTAGTCTACATCACCTCATCGCCGGGGACCCCTGAGAATACCTCCGCGCCCACGACCCTGTGGCAGCCCGGACAGCCCGTCCCACCGTGGGCCTATGAATACCAATACCCCGTCGACTGTGTTCGCCCTTGTTGGATGATCCCAGCAACCCAAACCGGATTCGCTGGTGGTGTGCCGATCACCACCGCGGTTACTGGGGGAGCGTCCAGCTTCTGGCAAGGTCCCCCAGTCAAATACAAAGTTCAAACCGACACCTTCTACCCAGTAACGGCCGCCGCTGTTGTCAATGGAGGAACTGGTTATGGAGTCGGCGATCTCATCACCCTCCCAGCTGGACCAACGACCAGTCCTCCCATCGGCGCCCCGGTTCAGTTGCTCGTAGCAATGGTGGCCGGGGGAGTTATTACCTCTGCCACCGTTGTAAATACGGTGTATACTGGGGACACCGCTGGATCGCAGGAGGTTATTGGCGGATCGTACTTTGCACAGCAGAGCAATCCGGTGCCGCAAGGATCAACCTCTGGGTCGGGAGTCGGAGCAACCTTCAATCTAACTTACGGCACTCAGGCCCCGCAGCGAGTGATATTAACCAATCAAGAATACGCTACGCTGGTGTATTGCCAAGATGTTGTTGATCCCAATGTAATGGATGATCTATTCCAAGATGCATACGTGAAGTTGGTTGGGGCAACCATTACCATACCTCTAACCGGCGATAAGAAGCTCGCTAACTTCGCTGTGCAGGAAGCTAATCAAACTATTATGCTAGCACGCCAAGCTGATGGCAATGAAGGGCTTACTATTAATGACATCACCCCTGACTGGATACGAATCCGCGGGGTTGACTTTGCTGAACCCTATAGCGGGCCATTCACTGGGTTTGACTGGGGTGGCATGTGGCCCACATTCGGTTAGGAACTGTCCATGGGTGAGATCGTAGCACAGGCATCCTTCAATAGCGGTGAATGGAGCCCAAACCTATACGCACGTGTAGATCTCCAGAAATATCACTCTGGCGCGGCGTTGTTGGAGAATTTCTACATCGACTACCGGGGTGGTGCTAGCACTCGCCCAGGCACTAGATACATACTTCAAGCTTACAAATCCGCCACCGCGGTTCGATTGATTCCCTTCCAGGCTAGCTTCTCAGTCGGTTACGTCCTCGAGTTTGGGGACCATTACATCCGATTCTACTACCAAGGCTCGCCGATCGTCGAGACCGCGATTAACATCACCGCTGCCTCCCAGGCCAATCCGTGTGTTCTAACCATCCCCGGCCACGCCTATTCAGCCAACGACTGGATTTACGTATCCGGTATTGCGGGTATGACACAGCTTAATGGTCGATATTTTAATATACAATCTGTTGCTGGTAACAACATTACTCTTGGCGATTTAAATGGTAACAACATCAATTCTCTAACATACACTGCCTATACCTCTGGCGGTACCTCCCAGCGTATCTACACCATCGCCTCTCCATACGCCGCAGCTGATCTGGCAATGATTAAATTCGCACAGTCAACCAATGAAATGGTTCTGTGTCATCCCAACTATGCCCCCAGGTTGTTAACCGTTGTTACCACAACAAACTGGACTATCACCACTATCGTCTTTGGCTCTACTGCAACTGCACCGGCTGCGCCTAGTGTATCGACTACATTGGCCTCCGGCTCGGTGAATTATTCCTACGCTGTAACTTCGATCGATTCTAATGGTCAAGAATCTAGTCTATCCACACCTGCATCTATGACAGGCAAACAAGACATCCGCACAGTGGCTGGATCAAACAGCATCTCGTGGAGTGCTGTAACAACTGCGGTAGCATATAACGTCTATGAATCGTCAGTTAGCTACTTTGGTGTTGTGCCGAGTGGTGTTAGCTATGGATTCATTGGTACTTGCAAAGGTACACAGTTTATCGACTCCAATATTGGTGCAGACTTCTCGCAGTCACCGCCAGTCGCACAGAACCCATTTGTTGGTAGCGGACTCGGTTATCTAACCATCACTGCTACAGGCACTTATACCACTGTTCCACTCATTTCGTTTTCCGGTGGCTCCCCTAGCATAGGCGCGACAGCTATAGCCAGTCTTGGTGCAATCTCAGTGCCGACCATAACTGGTGCTGGTACCGGATTTGTTATTGGTGATACGGTTAACTTTGGCAATGGTTTAGTGCTAACTGTGCTTACTATTAGCGGCGGCACAATCACTTCATGGGCTATTGCTAATGCCGGATCTATTACCTCCGGCTCAACGCCTAGTAATCCAATAGTTCAAATCTCAACATCTGGGGCTGGCACGGGAGCCACGGCTACCGTTACTTGGGGTGTGACACAGGGTATCGTGCTAACTCAAGGCGCTGGGTATAGTTCAGCGCCAACTCCGGTGTTTTCCGCCGGTGCAGCCGCAGCGACTGCCACGCTCACAGCGACCTCTAATGGCAACCCTACAGTTCCGAGCTTTTTTCAGCAGCGACTTGTATTGGCTGCACCTCTTGGTGCTCCCCAAACATTCTACATGTCTCAGCCCGGATCGTACTTCAACTTCAACGTCACCGATCCGGTTGTTGCTAGCAATGCCATTACCGAGACGTTGGTATCTGGGGTGTTGAACACAATTAAGTCTATTGTGTCCTCCACAGCTGGTATGCTAGTGCTGACCGATAAATCCACTTGGCTTATCAATGGCGGCTCATCGGGATCTGCTGTGTCGCCCACTGCCATCGTCGCCAATGTACAGTCCAATGTTGGCACTAGCGATGTGCCGCCTATTGTAGCCAACTATGATGTACTGTTTGTGCAGTCCAAGGGCTCGGCGGTTCGGGACTTGACCTACAATATCTACTTCAATGTCTTCACCGGTACCGACATCTCAGTCACAGCCTCTCACCTATTCTTCGGCTACACCATCACTGGCTGGGCGTGGGCCGAGTCGCCATTCTATGTGGCTTGGGCCACGCGTAGTGATGGGTTGATGCTAACCTTAACGTTCTTGAAAGAGCAAGAGTTTGTTGGCTGGTCGCACCAGGTTACGCAAGGTACATACCAGTCAGTCTGCACCGTAACCGAGGCCACCTCGGATGCTGGTAATGTTGATGCTGTATATACCTGTATACAGCGTGTGGTTAATGGCCACACAGTTCAATATATCGAACGCAACGACGACCGCGCCTTGGTCGACGGACTGGCTGGAGCTTGGTGCGTGGATGCTGGGTTGCAATACAACGGCGCCGCAACCTTAAGCTTTCAAGGCGCTGAACA